ATTTCTGCTTCCAACGATCTTGACGAATACCTGATCGACCTGAACGCGACCCAGGCGGCCATCCGTGCCGGATACTCCCCAAAGACGGCCAACGAGCAGGCGGCACGGCTGTTAGCGAATGTTAGTATCCAGAACCGCATCGCACAGCTTCAGGCCGAGCAGAGCCGCCGCACCGGCGTGTCCGCTGACCGGGTGGTGCGAGAGCTGGCCAAGGTGGCGTTCGTCAACGCGGGCGACCTCATCGATGCTAGGACGGCTTCCCTGAAAAGCGATGCCGCACCGGACGATCTGGCTGCTGTGCAGTCGGTCAAGGTCAAGACCTTCGGAGAGGACGGTCTGGAGCAGGAGGTCAAGCTGGCCGACAAGCTGAAAGCCTTGGATCTGTTGGGGCGGCATCTGGGAATGTTCAACGGCGTGTCCGGCGATGCCTCTGATCAGCTGGCCGAGGCCCGCAAGATCCTAGGAGGAGTAGACAGTGTTATCGACTAAGCAGAAAGAATATCTTGCTTCCTGTTCACACCGGTGGAACCTGAAAGTTGGGGCTACCGGTTCCGGCAAGAGCTGGCTGGACTATGCCGTGGTCATTCCCCAGCGCCTTCTGGCTCTGCGGGGTGAGGGCGCAGCGGTAATGCTGGGCAACACACAGAGCACCATCAGCCGGAACGTTTTGGACCCCATGCGAGAGATCTGGGGCGAGGCCCTTGTGGGAACCATCAGCAGCGACAACACTGCCCGGCTGTTTGGCCGCCGGGTCCACATTCTGGGCGCGGACAGCAAAAAACACGTTGCCCGTATTCAGGGCATGACCATCGAGTACGGTTACGGCGATGAGATGACCACCTGGGATGAAGACGTGTTCCAGATGCTCAAGACCCGCCTGCGCTGTCCTCATTCCCACTTCGACGGCACAGCTAACCCGGACAGTCAGGAGCATTTTCTCAAAAAGTTCATCGATGACCCCGAGGTGGACATCTTCTGCCAGACCTCCACCATCGACGACAACCCCTTTCTCCCGCAGGAGTTCGTGGAGCACCTGAAGCACGAGCTGGCCGGGACTGTCTATTACGACCGCTTCATTTTGGGCCACTGGTGCAATGCGTCCGGTCTGGTCTATCCCTTCTTTTCGCTCTGCGCGGATCCTTACCTCTTCCACGGCAGCTCAGCCGGCATCGACGGTCAATTTTATGTGTCCATCGACTATGGCACACATAACCCATGCAGCATGGGGCTATGGGTCATCCATGACGGTAAGGCCCTGCGTATCCGGGAGAGCTATTTTGACAGCCGGAAAGAACGTGTGCAGCGCACCGATGAGGAGCACTACGCCGAGCTGGAACGGCTCACAAAAGGCTATTACATTCAGGCTGTGTGTGTAGATCCGTCTGCCGCGTCTTTTATCGAGACCATCCGACGGCACGGCAGGTATCAGGTCATCCCCGCCGACAACGACGTTCTGAACGGGATCCGCTGCGTAGCTTCCATGATGCAGGCCGGACTTGTCCGGATCCATGAAAGCTGCACCGATTCCCGCCGGGAGTTCGGCGCATATTCCTGGGACGACAAGGCCAAGGAGGACAGGGTCGTGAAAGAGAACGACCATGCCATGGATGATATCCGCTATTTCTGTTACACGATATTCGCCCCGCTCATCCGCTGGGCAGATTGGAGAGCCAAGTAATGTTTGACAAACTGCTTTCGTGGCTGCGGGAGAAGGCCCGGCTCTGGTTCGGGGAGGACACTCCCATCAGCGTCAGCGTGTCTGCCCCCATGGAGAGTGCCATCACCCTCTGGGCACAGATGTACGATACCGGCGGCCCATGGTGTCACGGCGGCAAAGACCCGCTGCACAGTCTGGGCCTGCCGCAGAGCATTGCCGCCGAGCTGGCCCGGCTGACCACACTGGAAATGGAATGCCTTGTCTCCGGCAGTGCCCGGGCGGACAGCATCAATGCGCTGCTCAAACCCTTTATTGCAGACCTGCGCATTCCCGTGGAGTACGGCTGTGCCCTTGGTGGGGTACTGTTCCGGCCCTATCTCGACCCTGAGGGCCGCATCCAGATTGATGTGGTGCAGGGGGATTGCTTCTGTCCCACCCGCTTTGATAGCTCCGGACGTATGACCGGGGCTATTTTTTACGATCATCTTGTAAGGGGTGGCCGCATCTACACCCGGCTGGAAAACCACGAGTTTTCCGGCGGGAAATATACCGTCACCGTCAAGGCGTTCCGTTCCATGACAAGCGCTGACATCGGTGTCGAAGTTCCGCTGACCGACGTTGCGGAGTGGGCTGCACTGGCCCCGCATACGGAGTTCACCGGCGTGAGCAGGCCGCTGTGGGGCTATTTCAAGGCTCCCAAGGGCAACGCCGCTGACCGGCATTCCCCGCTGGGTGTCAGCGTGTACGCTCCGGCAGTGGACATCATCCGGGATGCAGATGAGCAGTATGGCGCACTGCTCTGGGAGTACAGCGGCGGCCAGCTGGCTCTTGATGTAGACCAGACCGCCCTGCGCCCGGGCTCTGACGGCGGTTCCACGATGCCCCTGCGGGAACAGCGGCTCTACCGCAACTGGATCAATGGCAGCGTCTCCGGTGGTCGGAACCTTTACGAGGTGTTTGCCCCCACCCTGCGGGATGAGAGCTATCGCAAAGGGCTGGATGCCATGCTCAAGCGCATCGAATTCCAGTGCGGCCTTGCCTATGGTACTTTGTCTGATCCGCAGAACGTTGATAAGACCGCTGAGGAAATCCGCAGCAGCAAACAGCGCAGCTACACCACCGTGAAGGACTTGCAGCGGGCCCTCGGCACAGCACTCACCGATCTGGTCTATGCTGTGAACGTCCTGCTGGATGCCGCATGGCACAGCGGTGCGTCGGTTCCTCTGCCGGGCGAGTGCAATGTAACCTTCGATTTCGATGATTCCATCATCTCAGACCCCAAGGAGCGCAAGCAGATGTTTTGGGGATACGTTACCGCCGGGAAGTTCCCGTTCTGGCGGTATCTGGTGGAGTTCGAGGGATACAGCGAGGCAGACGCAAAGGCCATTGCCGCCGAAGCCGATGCCGAAAACAAACAGCCTGAGCTGAGCTTCGGCGGGGGTGCCTGATGCTGGCCCCGGACTATCTCGACCACGCACCCGACCGGCTTGTGCTGCTCTGGCAGCAGGTCGAGGATGACATCCTGCGAGACGTGGCCCGGCGCATCTCCAAAATGGACACCCTGACCCCCACGGCCCACTGGCAGCTGTGGCGATACCAGCAGGTGGAAGCTGTCCGGCAGGACGTGGTAAAGAAGCTGGCCCGCTACACCGGCAAGAGCGAAGCCGAGATCCGGCGGCTCATGCAGGAAGCGGCCACCCGGGCCATGGAAGCCGAGGACGAGATCTATTATCACTACGGCAAGGAACCCACGCCTTTTGCCGACAATGCCACCCTGCAGGCCCTACTCAATGCGGGTTACCAGCAGACGGCGGGGACCTTCCACAACTTGACTACCACCACGGCCAACACCGTCAGCGGCCAGTTTGAAGCCGCCCTCGACCGCGCCCATCTCAAGGTGAGCAGCGGTGCGTTCGACTACAAGAGCGCCATCAAGGGCGCGGTGGACAGTCTGGCCGACACCATGAAGTACGTCACCTACCCCACCGGCCACACCGACACGCTGGAAGTTGCCGCCCGCCGGGCGGTGCTGACTGGTGTGAATCAGACCGGCGCAAAGCTGCAAGTGGCCCGGGCCGACGAGATGGGGGTTGAGTTCTTCGAGACCACGGCCCACGGCGGGGCCCGGCCTTCCCACGCTGAGTGGCAGGGCAGGCAGTTCCACCGGGGCGGCGCTGTGGACTACATGGGCAAGCATTGCCCGGACTTCGAGGCCGCCACCGGCTACGGCACCGGAGCAGGGCTGTGCGGCTGGAACTGCCGTCACACCTTCTTTTCCATCTTCCCGGAGCTGGGTGCACCGCCTGCATGGACGCAGGAGAGCTTGGAAGCCCTGAACGCCCGGGACATCGAGTACAACGGTGGCAAGTACACCCGGTACGAGATCAGCCAGATGCAGCGGGCCCGGGAGCGCACCGTGCGCAAGTACAAGCGCCGGTATCTGGCTGAGGATGCCGCCGGGGCCGATACCACCGCCAGCGCAGTGAAGCTCCGGCAGGCCCGTCAGGAGCTGACTGACTTTATCAGCGCCACCGGTGGCAGGGCCGACAGTGCCCGTACCAGCGTGGCAGGCTTTGGTAGGAGCGCCAGCAGTAAGGCAAGCTGGGCGGCGAAACGGCAAGAGCAACTGGATGCCGTTAACAACGATTTGACGGCGTTGCGTCAATCTGGTAAAATCAAATTGACCGGAACTGCTGTTCCCCCTCCTGCGTTGCCAAACACCCTAAGTTTTGAGGGCCACGCTATCGAGCAAATGGGAGAACGGCAGATCAGCCTTGCGCAGGCCAATGAAATTGCTGAACACGCCATTCTCGCAATCAGCCAGCGCAACGGTACACAGCACGCTTATTATTCTGAAAAAGGTTTCATTGTCATCCGGCAAGATGGTTCTATCGGTACGGTAGGCTGGCTGGACGATGCTGGGAAACAAATCGTCGAGGTGATGAAACAGCATGGCTTTTAATACAACTCCGATTTCTGACCCGCAGGTTTTCTGCCCGATTTTTAACCACAAAATCGCAGACGGCCTTTGCTGGGATATTTCAAACATCGGCAACGACAGCCTGATGCTACCGCCTGAAAAGACCCCGCCTTGCAGTTGGGAGAAAGCCCACCAAATTTGTCTCAAGTGTCCTGTCTATGAAGAAATGGGATAGTAACAACCAAATATCGTCAGCGTCTTTGCCCAGCCGGGCAGGGGCGCTTTTTTCATGCCGTCTTAGCTCATTCTGGAAGAGCGCCGGTCTCCAAAACCGGAAGCGGGAGGTTCGATGCCTCCAGACGGTGCCATCGCAGAGGGCAGTGCGTACCCTGCCCACAACCGAACACGGACGGAGAACCGTGTCACCAAACCGTGGTTTCACCAACAGAAAGGAGTTTTTCCACCATGAAGCGTGAAGACGTGAAGAACAAGATCCCCGGCATCACCGAGGAGCAGCTGAACTGGATCATGGCCGAGAACGGCAACGATGTCAACCGAGAAAAGACTGCCGCCGAGCAGTACAAGACCCAGCTGGAAAACACCCAGGCTCAGCTCAAGACCGCCCAGGACGGCCTTGCCGCCTTTGACGGCAAGAAGAAGCCCGAGGAATACGAGGCAGACATTGCCAAACTCAAGGGCGATATGCAGGCACAGGCTGATGGCTTTGCCTTTGACAATGCCCTGAACACCGCCATTCTGGGAGCTAAGGGCCGCAGCGTCAAGGCGGTCCGGGCACTGCTGGATCTGGATGCCCTCAAGGGCTCCAAGGACCGTTCCACCGATATCTCCAAGGCTCTGGAAGAAGCCGCCAAGGCGAACCCCTGGGCCTTTGGCGAGGCGGAAGAGGGCGGCGCTGGTTCCGTTCACGTTTCCAGCGGCAAAGAGCACGGCAACGCGCCCGCCGGCGACATCCACCCCCCCACCGCTGCCTCCTACGCGCT